GCTGGGTCGCCACTTTACCGTTTTTTAACATTTCGCCACAGACTTTGGCACGGTTTTTGCTATGGCTCACATTTAACATCTTTTGCACAAGTTTGGCACGGTTTTTGTTATGCGTGTGCGTCCGTGAAATTGTTTCACGTGGAACACTGCCACACCGATGCACGAAATAAATTGTTTCACGTGGAACACTGTTAAACAAAGTTAAAAGAATAATTTAACACAAAATAACACGCTAACCGCTTGCAAGTTCAAAACAAATGCTTACCTTTGCAACAAGTTAAACAATTAAATACATTGAGTTATGACAAACGAAAGATTTACATTAAATGCGAAAGTATTAAATCAGTTACAAGAAACTTTGCTTACAAGCAAAAAACACGTTGAGTTTTTGGCGGCAAATTCGCCCGAAATTCGTACCAACTTACAAAGCATTGCCGAAACATTGGAAACGGTTGTTAGCGTGTTGGAAAATCAAATATATTTCAATCGTGATAACGCCGCAATCGTTGAAAAGTTAAACGGCAAATTTGAGTTAGAAAAGTCTTGCAAAAATCAGCATACGACTTTATACTAACTGAAAGGCTGCTAAACCGTTTCAAACTCTTTTGTTCGTGCTATCCCGTAAGCACATACGACAAAAAAACGGGTTGTGATATTATTAGCAAGTAAGGCGCAAAGAAAAAGGCGGTAACAATCAAGTTGCCGCCTTTCTTTTTATCCTGCCTTGCAGTTACTCAATATAAACGCCGTCAGACAAAGCCGCATATATCATTTCTTGTTCCTCTGCAAGCATTTCGGCGGTGTGTATGGGTGTAACATCATCGAACACGTTAAACCCTCTGAAATCGCCTAAAATGCCCGTTTGTCTGTCATTGTTTCGCCCGTTGCTTGCACTCTCGTACCATTTGCAGTAAATGTAAGGTTCTAAACCGTAATATAACATTTCGTTCCAATCATCGCCGCCCACGGTTTTAACTTGGGTGCTTGGTGAAAGGTATATTATTTCGCTGCTTGGTTCGGTTTCCTCAACTTGAAATACAACGCCATTGCAGGACAAAAGCGCAACCCCGTTGCCCGTTACCACGTTTATAACGTACTGCAAAGCTATCGTTTTGCCTGCATAATCGGTATTGAGTGTAACAAAGCCTGCAAACGGCAAAAAGATTTGTATTTCGCTTTCGTAGTCGGTGTTGTCCTCATTGTGCGCTGGTACTACCGCCGTACCGAAATCAAGTGTTATTTTGTCTTGCGCTGGCTGGTGGCAAGATACGCCCGTATTGTAGTTGCCGCATCGTATTACATCGGTGCTGCTTGCGCCTATGCTGGTGTAAACACGGCGTATTTTGTTCACGTATGCGCCCAAATCTATATTTTCGTATATGGGTGCGCCCGTGCTTGGGTCTGTTCCCGTTTCCTTGAAAAACCGTTTGCCGCTAAACTCTACCAACTCATCAAGTGTTACCAAATACACGTTAATTGCGCCGTATTGTTGCCCCACAACGGTAACGGGGTACGCTTCCGCAACTACTCCCATACTTTGATAATCGCCTAACAAAATTTGCCCCGTTGCGGTCTGTTTATCCTCTGAAACGGTTAGCGGTTTACTTTGATAATATCCTTGTTCGTCTTTGTATGAAAAAACGGGTATTTTCATTTCGTCCGTATCATCAAACGCCGTGTTCGGGTTCGCTTTCAAAACAACGCTTAACGTGTCGCCCTCAAACAAATGTTCGGGTAATTCGGGGTCTGCATAACAATTACTTAAACTTGGCTCTATCATTATAGCGTACAAGTATTGCCCCGTTATCGTTACGGGCTTTGTCGGGTCTATATCCGTAACGGTTGCCGTTGCTATGCTTCCACGTTCCAAAACCTCAACTTCCATTTGTACGGCTTTCGGTTGCCCGTCCGTACCCGTATAATTTACGGTCGGTTGCTTAAAACGGTATCTTGGATAACTGCCATTAACCGTAAAAGTTGCCGTTTGCCCGTCATACGTGTGTTGTTCGGTAGTGTCCGCTATTTCGTTTGTAACGGTTAGTTCGGGTGTTCCCTCGCTTACGGTTTCGCCCGTTATTGTAAACGGTTCGCCCGTGTCGCAATCCTCGTTACTCCAATTAGCGGTTTTTCCGTCCTCGCTTATTGTCATATCCTCGCTACTTGGGTATCCGTAACCGTCCGTAAACGCTACTTTTGCGCTCGCAATCTTAAACCCCTCGTTTGCCGTTAGTGTTATGCTCGCTTCGTAATAACTTACCTTTGTACCTTGCGCCGTTGTGTTAGGCACGTTGTTTGTTAGGTCTAAGTCGTTTTCATTTCGGGTTGCACCCGTGATAGTTATTTCCGTGTCTGCATCAGTATCAGACAATTCGCCAAACGCCCAAACCTTTGCGCCGTTCATATCCAAAACAACGCTTTTCGGGTAGCCGCTTTTGTTGGTATAAACCGCCTTAACATCGCCTTGAAATACAAACCCGTCATCGGTTCTTACGTTTATATTCCAATAACCGCCGCTTGCGTTCCATTGGCTGTTATCATCGTGCGCGTTAGGTATATTTACAATCACTGCCATACTCTTTTAATTTTCGGTTGTTCCTTTCAAAGTTACCATAATGATACCCCCGTTTTCATTCAAAAGCCCCGTTTCAGAAAACGGCACTTTCTCAAAATTCGGGGTGCGCTTGTAAACCGTTTCACGGTTGGAAATATACGGGTCGGGGTTGTCGCTTTCAGAAACTCGCCCCGTTGCCGCCAAAATTTCGGTTTCGTAGGTTTTGAGTACATCTACACGCAACGTAAGTTCGTAGGCGTTGTTTCCCTCAAAACTTACCCTTTCCACGAAATAATACCGCCCCAAATCGGGTATGTAACAATAGTTGAAAGTCGGTCGGGGCTGCTTTCGTAGTGTTACGGTCGGGCGCAACACATCGAAAGTTTGCCGCAAATCTCCCTCAATCGCCGTAAACTCGCCCAACTGCTTGTTTACCGTGTTAGGGTGTCCGTTGTATGAATAAAAGTTTATCGTTGTCATATCGGTAAGAAAAAAGGCGGTGCGGTGCGCTTTCACCTGCACCCACACCGCCAAAGTTAAACAATCTAATACCTATTGAGTTACTCAATAAAGAATACTACAAAGTTTTCGTTTGTATCGTTGAAATATCCAGCGTCAAACTTGTAATAGTTGTTGAAAAACTCTGCCTTTGCGTTGTAGTTCGTTGTTACTCGTCTGTCAAGATTGCAAACGCCCAACGCATCACGGTCGAACATTACGCCCAACACGCCCGAAATTTCAACGGCTTTGCCGCCGCTTTCCTTGATATTAATGTTTCCCGTGCTGGCAAACTCGTAGTTCTGTCCGCTGCCCTGCCAAAAAGGTACGGTTTCGGCTTGCGGCAAAAGCACATCGCCACGGTTAAACGTGTCTGAATAAAGATAGGTTTGCGCTGCCTTTGCAAAGTCGGACAAAAGTACAACGTGTAACATATCTTTCGGCGTAAATCTTTCCTTGCCGCCAACATTGAACACGGTCGAAATGCTTTGCAGGCGGTCTGCGTAAGTTCCCATTACGTAAGACGCAAAGCGTATGAAATCGGGGTCGGTTATCGCCTTTGCAGCCGTAAGTTTTGTGCTTGCCCCTGTCTTGTCGTTGTACAACTTCAAAAGGTTTACGCAACGTGCAGTGCTTGCGCTGGAAAGGTCAGCACTTGCCAAGTTGCCCGCCGTACCGCCGAACGCAACCGCATCAGCCAACACGGTTTCCGCAATCATGTTGTTGATAGTACGCATAATCAAAGCGTCCGCCTTGATAGTCATTGACTTTTCAACGGCTGCATAAATCATCGAAATAAAGCCGTTAAGTTGTGCGGCGTTGCTGAAACTTTCCTTAACCTGCCTTTCGGTGATTGATACGGGCACTTCAAACGTTACCTTTGAGTTGAAAAACTTTGCCGAAACGGTCGGTTTGTGGAACACGTCTTGCGAATAGGTTTGCCCGTCCGTCAAGTTCCACGTGTCATTTTCTTCTGCTTCGGGAACATCAGCACTTATTTTTTCCAATACGCTGCCGAACTCCCACGCATCCATTAAAACGCTAGGCACTTTGCCCGCATAAGGTCGGTTTACGAAAACCACTTTGCCGATATGGTTTACAAGTGATTTAACGTAATTGTCCACGGCATTTTGGTTAAACACTTCCGTGCCTAAATCCACAATGCCCGTTAAATCTTCCTGCACAATGTCGGTTTTGCCCAACACTTCACCCGATACGCTGTTAATAAGCGTGTAAATCTGTTTTACATTCATATTGCTAAAAATTAAAATTAGTTATTCGTAAATACTCGTTGTTAATTCTCTTACAAGCGCAAAGATAATGTTTTTTCTCCAATTATCACGCCTTAACTGCAATTCTTTTGCAATTTCGCCCGAAATTGATTTGCTTGCGCCCGTTCCTTTGCTTGTTTCGGTCGTTTTGCGGCTTTCTGTGCGGTTTCTCTCATCGTTTGCGGTCTTTCGGTCGCTGTCTGAAAAATCGGTGTCGTTAAAAGCCTTGTTTGCGCCCGTTTCGGTGTTGTCCGTGCTTTCCTGCAAAGTTACGGTTTCCGTCCTTTCAACTTGCCCCGTTACGGGTGTCAGTACATCGTAGTCGGCTAACATCGCCGCCGCTTCACGTTCCCAACCCTGCACGTTTACCGCAATCACCGCCGAAACAACATCGCTTGCGTTGTCGCTGGTTATGCTGCTCGCAACGGTCTTGCCGCCGTACATCAGTAAGGCGTAAGCGTCTAACTTGGTCGGGTCGGTATCGCCGAAAATTGCGGCGTACTCTGTCGGGTATTCAGTCTTGAAAACCGTTGCGAATATCCCGTTACCCTTTGTAAATAGTTCGCTGTATTTCATTGTTTATCTTTGTTTTCTTCGTTTTCTTCTGTTTCTTCTGTTTCCTCTGTTTCGGTATCGTTACCGTCCGTTTCCGTTTCCGTTTCTTTCGTTTCCTCTGTTTCCTCTGTTTCCGTGCCGTTTCCGTCTGTTTCGGTGTCGTTTCCGTCTGTTTCGGTTGTTTCCTCTGTCGGTTCGGGTTCGTCTGTCGGGTCGGGGTTTTCCTTTGCCGTTTCCAAATCAGCCGCCAAAGCGTTATAATTATCCCTTTCCAAACCCCAACTGCTTGCAAGTTTAACCGAAATTTCGGTGTCAAACATCGCATTAATCTTTTCAACTGCATTTTGTCTTTCTTTTAGCATATTATCCACATACGGCAAAAGTACATCTACATTCATTGATACCTCGCCCAAATTAAGGCGTTCCCGTTTCATGTTGTAGTTTGCATTTAGCCCCAATTCGTTGTACATACTCGCCTTGTAGTATTGTACCAACTCAATAAGTTGCGTAATATACACGCTGTTTGTGGTCGGTGCGGTCTGCATATTTACGCCCTTGAAAAAAGCGTTTTCCCCGATAATTGAAAACTCGCCGTCTTGTATCTTGCGCAAAAAATCCTCTGCACTCTGTTTTGTCTTGTCATCGCTGGCACTTATAAGCATCGTGATACGGGTCAAAATGCTTGCCGTGTTCAACGAAATAAGCCCGTCAGTATATAATACCGCATAACGCCCAATAAGCGGCAAAAGGCTTTCGCCGTTGCTGTCATTCTCAATCAAAACCCCGTCTTTCTGAATATCGTAGGTTTTGTTTAACTTTAATGCAGGGTTCGCCACGGTGTAAAGCGTTGCCCGTCCGTAAACATCGGGTTCGCCGCCTTTGCCGCCCGATAGCGCATACAAAACGCCGTCCACGCTGGTAACAAAAGCGTTGCCCGTTGTCTGCAAAAGCCGCTCCAATTCTTTTTGCGGTATGCTTTCGGGCAAACCCTCGTACTCAAACATACTTTGAGTTTTCGCCAACGTGTTTGCCATAAATTCAGTTACGGCGGTGTCTTTGTCCCTTATTTGCGCTTGGTACAACTTGTAAATGTTATCTTTCCTTTTCATTTGTCAAAACTTTAATTAGTGTTGTAAGTTCGGCTAACACTTTCGTATTTTCGGCGATAGTGTCTTTTAGGTGTTCCGTTTCTTCTTGGTGCACCTGCCTTTGTTTCACCATGTACCAAAACAAAGCCCCACACATCACAATCGGAAAACCCAAACTTGAAATGATTTGAATAATAGTATTTGCGTCCATATCGTTATAAATTAAGTTACTACTTGCAAAGATAGGCATTTATTTCGTAAAACGGTCGGTTTGGCACGAAATTTGCACCAAACCGCCCGTAATTTTCATTTCAACGAAACTATGTTTGTCTTTGCGCTCGTAATTAAATAATTGCGTACTATCTCGCCGACTTCGTTATCTTGGTAGAAAACTTTGTCTATTGCGAAAAACCGTGCGACTTGTTGTTCCACGTAACTTGCCGTGCTTAACAACTTGCGTTTGTAGTTCGGTTTGCCGTTCATTTCCAGCGAATAAATAAGGCTGTTTTCCTCATCTTTTATCGGGGTTGTCTTTGCGTGTATGTACGTGAAACATTCGTTGCCCACTTGGATAATGTTACCTTGTAACACTACATCGTTAAACTTGATATAGTACACAAACAACACATCTTGCGGCTTGTACTTGCACGGCAAATGCGGATATACTGCAAGTTCCCATTTACCGCCCGTAATCATCTGCAAGTTTTGGTTATCGAAACAAAAATACTTGTTGCTGGCTTTGTGTTGTACTATCGTGCTGCAATACTCAACCGCCACTATTGCGCCGTGTTCGCCAAATCTGTAAATATCTATCGTTCCCTGCTCCATAAACGGCACTTGCTTCAAACCCATTTCCGTAAAGTACGGGCAAAACTTGTTTACGGTGTTCCCCAGCATAAAAACCTTAACATCGTTGCGCTGGCGTATTATCGTACTCAAAAGGTTCATAAACAACATAAACTCATCGGGCAAATAATACCGCCGTGTCAAAAACTCATCAAATACTATCGTTGTAACATTCGGGTAACTGCTGCTTTTCTCGTGTTCCTGCTCGGACAAACAAAACCCGTAACAAAACGGTGTCGGGTCGGGTGTATGCTTGTTTTTCTCTGCATCGTAGTACGACAAAAACCATTTGTTCGACATATAGAAAACTTCATTAAATTTGCCCTCTGTCAGTTCCTCAATAAGCCCGTTTGCCACGTGATTTGCAAACAGGCTTTCGGCACGTTTACCCCTCAAATCCTCACGCCAACGGCGTATATATGCCATTTGCTTGCCCGTCTTGATATAGTTTTCCAAACCATATTTTAAGGCTGCATAAGTCTTGCCGTTGGAACGCTCGCCAAATATAACATTATAGTCGGCGTTCTTGCTTAAAATCGCTTTCAAGTCGTAAAATTTCGGCTTGTCTGTCTTTGTCTTTCTTGTAGTCATATTCTTATTATTTTAGTCCTTAAATTTAATACCTCGCAAATAATTTATGTACATAACCGAAAGGGAAAGGCTGTACCCCGTTGGCTCTAAATGTACGCCCGTGCGTTCGTTGTAGTGCGCCGTGCTGCCTTTGTAGTCGGTTATCTCGCCTTGTATCTCGTAGTCAATGTACGTATGTATGTTTTTGCCCGTTGCCGCTGGCGGTATATCCAGATAGTTGGTAAACGCATCAAATATCCCGTCAGCCCCGTACTTTTCAATAAGGTACGGAATAGCGGCTTTTTTGTTTACGCCCGAAACGGTTAAACTGAAATCGTAAGCCCGTCCGCCTGCTTTGAGTGCGTTCGGTTCTTGCACCATATAGCGTTTAGCTCCCAAAGTCTTAAACCGTGTATATGCACCCTCGAAATCCCAAACGCCCAAAGTCTTTGTTATGCCTTTTATCGTTTGCGGCTCGCAAAGGGAAAACGGCAAACCGTGGTACTTGCAGGCAGCACGCAATTTTATTTGCACCTGCATATTATAAGCCTTGAAATATGCTTCGTGCGCTTTGCCGTTCATTATCTTAATGCTGTCGGTGTCGCTGTAAATATAATCGTCTTTCGCTTCATGTATGCCCGTGAAAAGGTTGCGCCGTGCGTATGCGGTTACGAAAATGCCCCACGGGTAAAACAAGAAACGGTTTTTGCTGGTGTTGTACTTGTATAAAAGTTCCTGCTTTTGTTCGGCTGTCATTGAGTTAATATCCCATTCGCCATTATAGGTAAACTCATCACGCAAAGGATTGGTAACACTCATACCGTAACAACTGTTTAACATTTCCTTGCTGTTTAAGTATTCCACTTCTTTGCCCTCAACGCCTTTTAATTTCGTCTTGCTTTCGTACAAATGCAGGATAGATTTTACAAACGGGGTCGGCAAATAGTCTTTCTTGTAACAATACATTTCACCCACACGCATACTTTCCCACGTATAAAAGTTTTTGATTATATTATAGTCCACGTCCGTAATTGTCAGCGCAATTTTTGAAGCCGCCACAATACGCCCGTTATTCTCGCACGGGTTTTCTTTCACAAAACATTTGCTTGCGCTTATCGGGTTGTCTTGCGTTTCGCTGGCAAATATGTTGGTAAACTCAATATCAAACACGCAACAATACTTTGATATTAAAAACTCAAATTGAGCCATACTCTTAACCGTGATTGCAACGCCTTGCGACATCGGGTATTTTTCCGCTATCATTACATACGGGTAACTGCTTGTAAAGTCGTAACTATCCACGTTGTACATTATTTCGTCTGTATATTCGGCGTTGGCGTGTGTAAAACCGCCTGCAAATGCACGTTGCAACATATTAAACTCATTCATACCCGTAATTTGTAGTTCCTGCATCAAGTTTACGTAATCCCAATTTGGTACGGTCTTTCCTGCATCGCTTTTTTCACGCAAACAATGCGCACGGCAATACTTGCGCACAAACCCCGTCTTTGTTATCGGTATGTGCGTTATCCCTTTGCTTTCCTCAATGCGTTCTTGTATGTAGCACATAACTACTTTAATATCGTTTATGCAATAATGTATTTCCGCATCAGTAAGCGGCGTTTCGCTGTGCCTTATTTGCTGGTAGTCCAAATCGCCGACGGCTTTTGCACACTTGTATTTCATAAGTTGCTCACCCAACTTTGCAAGTGAATAACCCGAAAGTAAGTAACTACAACGAAACTCAATGTTACCCGTTGTTATCGCATATATCGGTTTGCGCAAATCAATACTGAAAACCCGTTGCCACTCAAACCATTTGCGCAAAAACTGAAATTCGTATGAAAGGTTATGCACATACACAATAAGGAGTAATTTGTCATTCAGCCCTAAAACCTCGCTTACGGTCTGCATCATCTTGACAAACTCGCCCCACGTGCGCCCCATTATCGTATATCCATTTATGCCAAACTGCCAAACGTACATTATTGCGGCTTTCTCTAATTTCGCCTTGCGCCCGTTGCCGTCCTGCATACGTTGCACTTGCTCGTATGTGTACGCCCGTCCGTCCGTATCACGGTAAAAACTTGTTGTTTCAATATCAAAGGCGCACGGGATATTGTAAAACCGTTCGCCCTTGCTGTTTCCGATAATGTTTTTTTCATTTACGGCGGCTTTCAGTATTTCGGTTATTTCGTTCGGGCTGTTTATTCTTTCTTGTAACTCAAAAGGTATTTTTTTCATAACCCAAACTTATTAAAGTTGCGCAAAATGCGCTCTATATCGTTTTGCATATCATCCATTGCATCCGCAACCTCATTTGCCTGCCTTTCTATTTCCGCATCAATCGCCCGTGATATGCTTTGCGCTTCACTCTCTATCTGGGTGCTTATATCGCTTGCGCTTTGCTCCATTTCGCCCGTGAAATCCTTGTACCGCATCAAATACCGTTCCACGAAATCACTATCCGAAACGCTGTTTAACTTGCCTTGCAAGTTCCTTGCCATAAGGCTGTACTCATCGGGCGTTAAATCATACATACGTTGCAGGTGTTGCCCGTACTGCCTTGCACCTTGCGCCGTACTGGTTGGCTGGCGTAAAAACGAAATCGCCTTGCCGTACTCAATTTTTAGGGTGTTCCAATCGCCTTTCATTGAAAACTTGGTAAACCCCTTAATATCGCCTTTGTTCAACGCTTGCACGGCTGGCGAAAGTTGTCCGCTTTGCTCTATATTCTGAATACGGCGGTTTGCCATTTGGAAAACCCTTGCAATCTCTTTACGGTATTCGGGGCTGCTTTCAACGGCTTGCAAAATCTCTTTTTTGATTTTTGCCCGTTGGGTTGCACCAAATACCGACTTTGAAAATTTAATCTTGTAACCTAACTTTGCCATAACGGTATTATATTAAATAGGGGTGCAATTACTTACACCCCTACAAAGTTAAACATAACTTTCCAAACTCTTACAAGTCCACAAACGAAATCGAATAACACTTCTTGCCGTGGCTCTCATACTCGTAAATCGTGTACCCGACTTTGCCGTCTTTGATAGTTTGTACCGCCTCATCATCGGCAAGTATTTCACGCACCGTTTCGGCGGTGTGGCTTGGCAAGTTTACCAACCGTTTGTTTTCCTCATCAATAATTACGGGGCTGTCGCCTAATTGTGATTTGTGGACATAAAGCCCGTTTATTTTGTGTATCACATCTTTGCCACCCTCATTTTCAGAGTTGAAAATATCGGCTAACTTGGTGTACTGAAAATCGGTTGTGTCAATGCCAAACGTGGTCTTGTTAAACTTACTTGCAAAACTTTTCATTGTAGTAATTCTTTTAATTGTTAAACTTCTTGTTATTTGTTATTCGGCTGTCTGTCCTTGCGGTTCACCGTCAAACGGCAAATTCGGTTCGGGGTTGGCTTGCGGCTTCAAGTCCATAAGCCACGCACGAAAGCGGTTTATTTTCATAACCGCACGCTGGTTGCGGCAAACTTCATTACACGCCATAAGGCTACCCAACGCCGACAAAGCGGCAAACGAAAACTCGTCAAATGCGTTTCTTTTTTCTTCCATTGTAGTAAACTTTTAATTGTTAAACATAGACTTTTTGAATTTCAACGTACCGTTGTGCTTCACTATCGTTGTATCGGTTGTTACTATCGTTGCTTTGCCCCGTATCGTTACACCCTTTGAAACGCTACACCCCTGCAAGATTGCAGATAGAAACAACATCGCACCACATACGGCGAAAATCATAACACACATTGCAACTTCTTTGATTGCTTCTTTCGGTTGTTCTTTGAAATGCTTTACTAACTCTTTCATATTTTCAAGTTGTTTAATTGAACACTGCAAATATACAACTTTTTTCTAACATACAAGCATAAGCGCACAAATTATTTTCGTTTTAACTTTTCTTAACTCTTGGTGTTGTGTTCCACGTGAAACATTTTATTTTGTGCATCGGTGTGCAGTGTTCCACGTGAAACAATTTCACTGGAGCACACGCATAACAAAAACCGTGCCAAACTTGTGCAAAAGATGTTAAATGTGAGCCATAGCAAAAACCGTGCCAAAGTCTGTGGCGAAATGTTAAAAAACGGTAAAGTGGCGACCCAGC